GGTTCGCGCCACGCAGATCCGCGTCACTCAGGTACGCGCCACGCAGATCCGCGTCACTCAGGTACGCGTCACTCAGGTTCGCGCCACGCAGATCCGCGTCACTCAGGTACGCGTCACTCAGGTACGCGCCACGCAGATCCGCGTCACTCAGGTACGCGCCACGCAGGTTCGCGCCACGCAGATCCGCGTCACTCAGGTACGCGCCACGCAGGTTCGCGCCACTCAGATCGATCTTGTTTTTGACGGCAAGCTGAAGCGTCAGCTTCATGGAGTTGTCTTCGACATCGTGCTCGAACAGCACTGCAGCCGTGAAACGATGAGTGATCTGGATTTTCATGTCATAGCCTTGTCAGGTGAAAAAGTGAGGCGCTGTGCGAGCCGCCTCAAACGCCGCTGCCCGGGGTGGGCAGCCGCAAACGGTCGTTACTCGGCCTGCTCAGCCGTGTTCTGCGCGAGATCGCTGCCTTCGAACGGATCGCGCTCGTCGTCCTGTTCGTCCTGCTGATCGAAGAGTGTCGGCATCACATCCGGCGGCGTCAGCGTGATCAGGATTTCCTGTTGGAGACGCACAGCGACTTTCCCGTGATCAACCTCGCTATTCGGATGCGCAGTAACCTTGAAGCCGATGCCGACTGAGCCGCCTTCCTGCGCGACGAAGCGGATATCCTTCAGGCCGCACTCCGCAAGAAGCACGTCTTCGGAGCCAGTCGCGCCGATGTGGAAGCGCAGCAGATATCCCGCGTACTTCCTATCCCAAGCCAAATTTCTCATGAACGGAAAGCGCAGCTCGGTCAGCACGTTGTCGTCGTATTCGAGCGGGAGCGCACCGGGCGACGGCTGCGGCTTGCGGTACAGCATCGGGCGAAGCGCGCTGTCGAACTGGTCGAGCATCGTGCCGGCGCCGACGAGATACAGGCCGATTGAGATTGCTGCGACCCGCTCTTTCCCGTGCTTCTCCGATACGTTCGTACAGGAAACTATCTTGGCGAGGTGGTCTGACACGGTGAACATGTGTTCTCCTTAAGCGAAATGCTTGTTGTGCAACTCTTCGAGGCGCTCTACCTGGTTGTCGGTGAGCTTCGTGACTTCGCCAGCATTCAGGCGGCGCTCCAGACTCATCACGAAGTTGGATTCCCACTCGTTCAGATCACTGGTGCCGAGCATGCCGGTGAGACGCTTGATCATGGTCGCGGTGCTGATGAGTTGGGGCATCATTGTTCCTTTGTTAAACGGCTTCGAATTCGACGCCCAACTCGCGCGCCGCGTGGGATTCGACTTGGGTCATGTACTGGTTGAACTGCTCGGCGTTCATCTGCGTGGTGCTGATCGGCAACAGCCGGCCGGGGCCATCTTCCTTCGGCGCGAACAGGTCTTTGAAGTGCTCGTGCCACACATCCTTGCTGTACCACTTGCCATTCACCTGAACCTGTTCGGCGATCTCGCCCAGCAATGCCCAGTAGCGGGCGTTGGCCTCGCTGCTGCGCTTCTCCTTGTACTCGGCTACCGTCACCACCAGAGGCCGTTTAGCAGCGGCCTGAGGCCCTGCATTGGCCTTCACGTAGGCAACCATCGCCTTGGCATGCTCGGGCGCTCTGAGGATGAATGTGCGATTCATGCGGCTTGTTTGCGCAAAACCGCCTCAAGGTCGCTCACGTAGTGCTCGAAGTCGATCAGATCCTTTTCGAGTTTCTCGATGAAAGCTTCGTCTCGGGCAATGCGGCGGTGATAGACCTGTTTGCCGATCACTTCGAGCTGCGGGCAGTACATAACGAAGTCAGCCCACAGGCGCCCGGTGATCCAGAGACCGCCCTGAATCTGATGCATGTAGTCCGACATATCGCCGTCTCGCCACATGGCGACGATCTTTTCTGCGCTGGCGAGCGACTTTATTTCGATCAGGCCGTCATCGCCGATAAAGCCGTCCGTGCTGTACGAAAAAACGCCGTCATCGGTCGTGACAATCCCCGACTCGGTTGCAAAGTTTCCGGTCAATGCCTCATATTCCATGCGCGCCTGCGGTTCGATCTCGATGCCGCGCTTCATCTGCCAGGTGACGAACTGCTCGTCGATCGGCTGATGCGAGATGCGTTCGATAGCAACCTGCGCGCCGTAGAGGGTCGATTTGGCCGTCCGCGCGCCCTTGGCGGTCGTCTCTACGGCATCACGAAACTTGCTGGCTGTGATGCGGCCTACGCGCTGCGCAAGCCACTCCTCGCTGCCTTGTGCTACGTCGATGAAGATCATGGCTGTTCTCCGGCTGCGTCCATCGCGGCAACAAACGAATCCGTCTCACCGGTGGGCATATCGATCGTGCGGCCGTCATCGGCAGGCGCGGCAAGCTCTTCCTTGCGCCCTGCAACGGCCGCCTTGAAGTGGTTGTATAGGTCCATGTCGCCGGTCTTGCGGATCTCCGCTACGCCCGCTTTCCATGCGTCGGTCAGTGCCTGTTCGGTCAAAGCACGGGCAACCGAATCAGCCAGGCGGTTGCGCAGCGCGCCGATGTCCGTCTCTTCGACTGCGCCCATGTTCCGCGGCGGCGCTGCAACTACGTCCTGTGCCTCTTCGACCGACAACATGCCGCCGATGGCACCGGGATAGACGGCCCGCACGCCTTCTGCGATGCACCGCGCGCGCAGCATCGCCTGCGGATAGTTCTTCCAGTTGTCCTTGCCGGTGAGGCCGACGCGCTTTGCCTGCTCGATCGTCCATTCAACGCGCAGCGTGCCGCCCTGCTTGTGTGAGAACGAGCCACATGCCCGCGCGCCGGTGATTTCTTCCCACGCGACCGAACCGCCGGCCGCCTGGAATCGGGCGAGGATCGAATGCGTCTTGCGGGCCGGACGACCTTGAACGATGTCAAAGTCCTGAATGGCAGCCATCGGGTGCATGCCCTCGGCCTGCGCGAGCAGCATCAGGCTCATGGCCTGGGCTTCATTCTTGGCGCCAAACAGGCCAGACTTGACGATATAGGCCGCCATGCCTTCCATTTCTTGAAATGGTACGAGCGCATTGCTCACGTGATGCTCCGTTGAATGACAAGGATTGCGAAGGCGGTCAGCGCGCCGAGCACGACGGCCAGCAGCGGGCGCGCGTCGAGGTAACGCGAGAAGGCACGCATTACCGCGCGCTCCCGTACGGCTGACGGCGACGCTGCACGTGGTTCGATGGATGCAGCAGGTAGCGCTCGCCCAGCCGTTCCTTCGCGCGCTCGATGCGCTCTTCGACACTGTCCACGTAATCAGCCCACTCGCGGAGCATCGCCTTGCGCTGCTGCTCGAATTCGTCTCGCATTTCAGCCTCCGAATAAAGCATCGACAAGCGGTTGGCCAAAAATCATCAACAGGATCACCAGCGCCGTTGCGATGGCGGCCAGCGCGCACAGAATGGCCACGTACTGTTCACTCATGCGCAGATCTTCGAGCGTCGGTTGCTGGCGTTTCTCACGCCACTGACGGCGGCGATACATGGTTGGCATCATTTAGCACCACACCACGTGTTTGAGGTCGACCGTGCGACGGATCAGCCAGTGCCGACGTATCTCGGGCAATTCCATGTCCGGGCACGCGATTTCGATGTAAGCGTTCGCAAGCAGCACGATCACGGTATGGAGGCGGTGGAAGTTCATGATTGGGCTCCATCCAGCACAGCATCAAATTGCGAGCGCTCGCGCAGCGTCTTGATTGTTTCCGCCGTGAACTCGCTATCCGGAGCGTGGCCGAACCACTCGCACGCGGCGACGACACCAAATTTGCGGATCGTGTTCTCGAACTCATCGTTGGGAACGACGGCCTTGACCAGCGGAATCTCGCCAGCTCCGCCAAATGGGATTTTGCTCATCATTCATCCCCTTTCATCGATGCTTCGCTCTTCAGCCGGTCGACGTACATCTCGACCGATTCGTCGACAGCGCGCTTGAACGCGGCCCGGATGATCCGGCCGACCTCCTGATCGTTGGCTTCTGTATCGCCTGCGCGCAGTGCCTTCATGAAGGACAGCTGCATGCGCTGCGGAAGTTCGCCGAATTGGAAAAATATCTCGTCTTCGAGGATCTTCGCGGCGCAGGTATCGCGCACTGCTTGCGTGCCGGCTTCGGCATCGGGTTCGAAGAGCCAGTCGCCGGTGCGCAGTGTGCGGTTTGCTGGGATGACAAAAGGAGTGCTCATTTCGGTGCCTCACTTGTCGCGCCGTGGGTGACGCTCTGGTTGTGTCTGTCTACAACTACAGACTACAACCTACAACCATACATTGCAAGCGAAAGTTGTAGATGATGGCGAAAAAAATCCGCCCGTGGGCGGATCGAATTGATTGTTGCTTTATTTGGAACAGGGGAAAGCGTCGTAGAGCGCCATGATTGAGATGTCATGCACGCTGAAGTGCAGGGTTTCCGGGTGGTCAGCCATATATTTTTCGATGACCTTGACGGCTTGCGGCTGCGTCGCGCCTTCTGGCCAGCAGATGAGAGTGCCGACAGCCTTATCTTTGGATGCGATCGCTGCTACGGCAATGCCTAGAAAATAATCGCGAGACTGATCATCGGCGGCGATCCATTGTTCGAACTGGTTTCCTGTCATCGTGTACATGGTCGGCCCAGCAGCTATCGCCGCCGCCGTTGCGAATGCAAAAGCGAAAGCGCCAGCGAGACGCTTCATTCCGGCACCCACTTCCCAATGACGACGCCGATGATGCGGGCACCTTCCGGCATCGCTGTGATCTGGTTCGGCCAGTTTGGGTTCAGGGATTTGAGCAGGCGCGTTCCGCTCTCGTCCATAAGCAGTTGCTTGAATGCCGCGCGCTCGTTTCGATCGAGCCGCACAACCACCATGCTCCGGTTGGCCGGCGTGCGCGCCGGATCGACCGCGATGAATTCGCCCGGAGCATAAGACTTCGGTCCGGTCGGATCGTAATTGCTCTCGCCCTCAACTTCAAGAATGAACGCTGCCGGCCCATGATCAAACGGGCAGCGAATCCAGTCCTCAGCCTCTTCCGGTCTGAAGTTTCCCATATCTGGCCCCCAATCGACGGCCTGAACCCATGAAATAAGGGGAAGAAAGCCGCTCTCAGTTTTCGGTGCGCCACCTTTGGCGCTCCGCAGGAGGGAAACTCTACCGCTACTTACAACTTTTTGGGCAGACGAATCGGGAATTTCTTCTAGCTCTGTTCCCCGGATCAGCTCGCGCACCGATGTGCTAAGCGCGGCGGCGATCGCCTTGTGTTTTTGTGGGCGTGGCGCAGCGTTGCCAGCCTCCCATTTTTGGACGGCTTGCGGCTTGATACCCAGAGCCCGCGCCAGGTCAGATTGATTCATGCCGACCCGATCGCGCAGCTCGGCAATCCGGATGCCGATGTGGACAGGTTTCATGTCCGCGATGGTACAAAAATCGGTTGTAGGTTGCATTGCAAATATCCCTAGTAATTTGCAGTTGTAAGTTGTAGGATTCGGTTGTAGCCACTCAACCGGAATGCATTCCCCATGGAAACCGTCACAAATATTCAGCCATCCGCCATCGAACGCGCATGCGCCGTGTTCGGTTGGGGTGGTCAGTCAAAGCTGGCTCGCGAACTCTCAAGGCTCGGCGCGCCGTGCACCCCCCAGGCAGTCCAGAAGATGTGTTCAACGGGCCGCGTGCCAGCTGAACGCGTTCTCGACATCGAAAAGCTCACGGGCGTCCCGCGCCACGATCTGCGCCCTGATCTTTACCCAACAGAACAAGCAGCGGCCTAGACCGCGTCCCATCAACCTTCCTTGGACCGAGGAACTCTCTTGAGGCTGATCGTGGACCAATCATCGGTGCCCACGTCTGAACGCGCACGCAAGTTCGTTTCTATTGCGATGCAGCGAATTTCAGAAGTAGGGCAGAACAACGTGGCATCTGAAATCGGCGTTTCAGCGCCGACCGTGTCGCGGTTTGTCAGCGATGACCTTGAACGCGCCTGTCAGGTCTTTGCGGCCATCGGACTGAAGCTCGTCCCAAACGACAGGGTTTGCGTGGACAAGAGCATGTACACGGCCCTCATCACAATCGCCAGTGGCGCAATGGCTAATCCAGACACGATGCAGCAGCTCGTGTGGGAGGACTGACATGAGCGATGCAATTTCGATTTACATGCTCGCGCTGATCGTCGGCGCCGGTGTTCTTTGCTGGCGGGGATGAGATGGCTCGAATTCGTAGCATCAAGCCCGACTTCTGGACCGACGAGAAAATCGTTGAGCTTTCGTTCGAGGCTCGGCTGTTCTTTATCGGTTCATGGAACTTCGCGGACGACAACGGAAATCTCCAGCGGTCCGCCCGAAAACTGAAGATGCAGATTTTCCCGGCCGACATCATCGACTGCGAACCGCTGATTCAGACACTCATCAATCACGGATTGTTCACTGAGTACTCCGTGAATGGCGAGGAATACCTGCACATCAAGGGTTTCAAGAACCATCAGGTAGTCAATAGACCGTCCAAATCCAACATTCCTGAGCCTAAAAAGGATGATCTTTTCGGAGGACTCACTGAGGACTCACTGACGGAAGGGAAGGGAAGGGAAGGGAAGGGAGAGGATATGTCGGGCACGTCGGCGGATGTCGCCTCCGTGATCGAGTACCTCAACGAAAAAGCAAATCGCAGCTATCAACCCGTTCCTGCGAACACGAAGCTCATCGCTGCGCGAATGCGTGAAGGCGCAACGGTCGACCAGCTCAAGGCGGTCATCGATGCCAAGGTCGCCGAGTGGGCATTCGATCCGAAGATGGCCGCTTACCTCCGTCCCGAAACGCTTTTCGGGGCAACGAAATACGCCCAGTACGCCGGTGCGCTCGGTTCTCGCGTCAACGGCCATTCCGATAACCCATTCGTCTGACGCCATGAGCCAACTCCCTCGCAATGCTGATCGCCTTGTCGCCATGCGCTCTGCTGGCGAAGTGCCAGAGCTGCCGGTGCTGATCTCGCTGGTCGGCACGCTCGATTTCAACAACGTGACGCTGTACGCGGATGCCGGCGCGAAGTACGACTGGCACCTGATTGCGGCGCTTGAGGTCGAGGTGTTCGCCTCTGCAAGCACGCCTTTCCGAAAGCTCCTAAGCCTGCTGGCTGCCGTCGCTGCTGGCGTACCGAAGCACATGGTGCTGACCTTCGGCGAAGGACCGAGGATCGATTGCGGCGAGATGCGCACAGTGACGGATTTTGCGCTGTTCGACTGGTTCCCGATGGTCGTGATGCCGGTCAACGTCACGCCAGCTCAGCACATCAAAGCCTGGAACGACGGCAAAGCGATCGAGCGAAAGCTGTGGCACGAGCTCGGCCGGGCGCTGCCGATCCCCTACGAAAAAGCCTCGGATCTGGCTCTTCAGATCGCACAGGAGCGTGAGTAATGGCCCGCACCATACCCGACGATATCGACTGGAAAGCGTACGTCAACGATGAGAATGACGGGCGCGCTGATGTGCGGCCGGCTTCCGATTTCCTCAACGAAGTGATCCAGTACTTCCATGGCGATGATGAGGTCGCTGCGGGCACACGCACCCCGTGGGCATCGCTCGGTAGCAATCTCGTATTTCGGCCCGGTGAGGTCACGTTATGGGCGGGCGTCAACGGTCACGGAAAATCGGGCGTGCTCGGCTTTGCGATGCTCGAAGCCATGGTGCAAAGCCAGCGGGTGTGCATCGCTTCGATGGAAATGCCGGTGCGTGAGACGATCCAGCGCTTGTGCCGGCAGGCTGCGTGCGGCGCCATGCCGTCGATCGAGTACATCGAGAAATTCCACAAATGGACCGATAACCGGCTCTGGCTGTATGCCCAGCTCGGCACCGTACCGCGTGATCGCATGATCGCCGTGGCCCGCTACTGCCGCACTGAGCTTGGCATCGATCACATGGTCATCGACAGCATCATGAAGTGCGGTATCGCACCGGACGATTACAACGGCCAGAAATCCTTCATCGATTCGCTCTGTGTGATGGCGCGCGATACCGGCCTGCACATCCACGTCGTGCACCACGTGCGCAAGGGCGAGAAGGAAAGCAACGCGCCCGACAAGTTCGATATCAAGGGTGCTGGCGAAATAACCGATCTGGTCGACAACGTCCTGATCGTGCACCGCAACAAGCGCAAGGAAGCGCTGCTGCAGTCGCCAAAGCTGACCGACAAGGAACGCGCTGAAGCCGAGGCACAGGCCGACACCGTGCTGATCTGCGACAAGCAGCGACATTTCACGTGGGAAGGCAGTACGAAGCTCTGGTTCGACAAATCGACGCTGCAATTCCTCGACCAGCGTAGCGGCGGAGAACAGTTCCTCGACCTTGCGAAAGGTCAATGGCAGAAGACTTGGAGACGAGCATGACCGGATTACTGGACGCCCCAAAGGCCGCCACTACGCATGCGCGCGATATCCGCTTCGTCACCGTCGAGCCCGGCCGTGTCTCGCTGCACGGCGTCGCGCTGACTGACGCTGAGTATCGGACGCTGCTCGCGCTTGCTGAGCGCATGAAGCAGCAGCAGATCGCGGAGGTGACGGCATGATCCTCGCTATCGATCCCGGTACGACATCGAGCGGTTGGGCTCTGCTCGACGATGGGCATCTCCAATGCAGCGGTGTGGTGAGCAATGCCGAAATGCTGCTCATGGTCGCCGAAAGCACATCCGACATCGCAATCGAGATGATCGCCTCGTACGGCATGGCCGTGGGCCGCGAAGTCTTCGAGACATGCATATGGATCGGCCGCTTCATCCAGGCTGCACGCAATCCCGATGCCGTGCGCCTCGTCTACCGCCGCGACGTGAAGCTGCACCTGTGCGGATCGCCCAAAGCCAAGGACGCAAACATCCGTCAGGCGCTGCTCGACATGTTCCCGCGCACTGGCGGCGGTAAGACGCCGCAGATCGGTACCAAATCCCAACCCGGCCCACTGTACGGCGTCTCATCGCACGCGTGGGCTGCGCTGGCAGTTGCAGTGACAGCGACCGCGAAAGCGGCTTAACCCCCCAGGAGCAGAGCATGTCTTACTCGATTGGTTTCACCGTGGCCACCAAGGCCATAGCTAAGGAACGTGTCATAGCTGAGATGGACAACGTCGTCGCGCAGCAACCGGTGCATGTAAAGGACCAGGCTTCTGCCGTCGCTGCTGCTCACGCATTCATCGATCTTCTGGCAGATGACGATACGAAGGACATTCAAGTCATCATGCACGGATCGGCGGGCTACTTCTGGGCGCGCCTGCAACTGTTCACTGCATCTGTCGATCGCATCACAGCCCGCGTGCGCGTCTGACATGCCCACACCCACCATCCCCGCCAACTGGCCGTGCCGCTGCGGCGTCGAGCTGTGCGCATCGCACGCATATCCGGAGCTGTCGTGTCCAGCTTGCGGGGTGGTGGTCAGTGGCGCCAACCTGCTCAAGCTCGACCTGTCGCCGAAGCGCAAGACGTTTGATGCGGATGCGCATCGACGGTTTATGAAATCGCTGGGCTGACCCAACAATCACGGAGAAATCAATGAGCATGCAATCGAAGATGAAACGCGCGACGAAAGCGGCCGGCAAATGGTGGCGCAAGCAGCCATCGAGCGGCAAGCATCAAAACCGGAAGATTTACGCCAAGGTGGGCCACGTGAATCCGCATGCTCACACGGGGCCCAGTCTGCTCCTGCAGGCGTTATTCGTCGGCATGGGCCGCGAGTACATGCAGCAGGTTCAACTACGCAAGGCTGCCTGATCGTGTGCGCCGGCAACCCGACCGAGCTACTCGCGCATGCAATGGAAGCTTCGAAGCTGACGCCGGAGCAGCGGCAGAAGTTCGAGCATGACTTTGCGCACTTCTGCGCGTATAGCGGGCTCGATGTTGATGATTGGGATTGGCAGGTGCGAGGCGTCATTGATTGGGCCAAATGGGCCTACTACTGCGGGAAGGGACTATGAACGAGCCAGTTGTGACTGCATGCGGAGAGTGCTTCCCGAAGAATGGCGGTAGCGCTGCGCCGCTTTACGCCAATGGAGAATGCCTGCAATGCGCTCGTTGCGGCCATCGCTATGAGGACTTTGGCGCTGATGTGCCGCGAGGATGGATCTCGTTCGGGACGCTCGCAGAGTGGGGAATTAACGAGACTGAGGCGAAATGATGGAACTGACCTTCGTCCCGTCGCAGATGCGCTGCACGGCATGTTTGTCGATGCTCTACACCATTGACCCGAGCACGGATGCAGAGAAAATGCGCCTCGTGTGCTGGAGGACCGGTTGCGAGCGCATCGGCAAGCGCATGGAAGTGACGCTGCCCACGATTCGGGCGCGGGAGATTGATTGATGCGAGTTCGCCAACGCCTACGGCTCGCGCAGAAACGCCGGTGGCGTCCTCGCCTCAGCGATATCGTGCACAGGACGATGCGCAAGAATATGGCGCAGATCTGCGCCAACATCACGCACAACAACGCACTTTTTCGATTGCTCTCGGGGGAATGATGGACAAGATCGATGAACTGCTGCTCGACTGGCATGATTGGTCACGCGCCTATGCGCCAGCCTTGGACTACGGCAAGGCGGAGCCAGCCTGTCGCGATTTCCGCATCAGTCGCCAATGGATGGATTACGACGACCTGAACGACGAGGTCGAGCGAAACCTGAAGGCCGCAGTCGGCAAGGTCATAGAGCCGATGATTCACCGGCTTGATATGCGGTCGCGGCTCGCCATCAACACTGCCATGCTCAACTTCGGCGCTGGCGTCACGGTCTGGGTCAATCCGCGCTACTCCGAGACGCAGGACGTGGACTATGCCCGTGCCAAGGCGATTCTCTGCCCGCAGATGGTCGAAGCAGGATTGCTCGAAAAATCAGCTTGTAAACCCGATAGTTTTCGGCTAATCTCCGGTTCTGTGGCGATTTCGCTCGCCTGAAGAAAACCGAATTCATACCCCGAAGCCCAGTCAGTGCGAACTGAGCGGGGCTTTTTGCATGTGGGTGTGGTGAGCAGCAGGAGGGGATGATGGGACGGCGCCGTCTGCCATCTTACCCGCATGGAACTGCTCTCATCCCCCGCTCTATTCGAACCGCCTCTGGGCGGTTTCGTCGTTTACGGAGCCCGACATGGCCAAGCTCTCTTCCGCGCAGCGCGACAAGATGCCCAGCAAGGAGTTTGCGGGCCCGGATCGCAGCTATCCGATTCCCGACGCCAGTCACGCAGCGAACGCCAAGGCTCGCGCCACGCAGGCCGTGAACGCCGGTCGCATGTCGTCGAGCGAGAAAGCCAAGATCGACGCCAAGGCCGACAAGAAATTGCCCGCGCGCGGCGAGCGCACCGCGAAGAGCAAAGCCAAGGCCGACCCGAAGAAGACCGGCGAGCGCTTGGCGACGTGGATGGCCTGATCATGGCCGGCACTCACTTCTCCCAAGCCGTTTTTGACCGCATCTGCGGCCGAATCGCCCTCGGAGAAAGCCTGCGTGCCATCTGCGCACAGAATGGCATGCCAAACCGCCGCACCTTTCACGACTGGTGCCAGCGCACGCCCGATCTGCAGTCGCAGTACGACCAGGCATGCCTTGACCGCGAAGAGCATTACTTCGAAGAAATCATCCAGATCGCGGACGAGTGCCGCGTCGGCGAGAAGCGCGTCACGAAGGCCAACGGTGATGTCGAAGTGACCGAGGTCGACATGACCGAGCGCGCGAAAATCCAGATCGACGCCCGTAAATGGACGCTCGCCCGCATGAACCGCAAGAAATACGGCGACAAACTGGGCGTCGACGGTGGCTCGGACGGATCGCCCATGATCGTCAAGATCGTGCGCCACGGAGATGAGCAATGAGCAAAGACCAGATTGGCCAGATTGTCGATGCTATCGTCCTTACGCGATTCGGCAAGCCAAAGCTGCGGCCCGCGGGTCGTTTCTGGACTTGCTGGACGCGGGGCGGCACGGGACATGCGCATACGCCGCGTGGTGCATATTTCGATTATCTCGAAGCTGCAGGCACACCGGTGCGCGAAGAGTTAGACGGGACAGCGCAGGTGCACCGCTTCTGCGATCTGCATCCGGAATGGCGCATTACTCGCGTGTACAACGATGCCTGAGATCGTCCTTCCGGCCAACGATTGGGCACCGCGGCAGCATCAACGCCGCATCTGGTCGTACCTGGAGAATGGCGGGCGTTACGCTTACCAGATCGCACATCGTCGATGGGGCAAAGACGACGTAGCGCTGCGCTGGACGAGCGTAGCGGCCTTCCAGCGGGTCGGCAGCTACTGGCACCTGTTACCCGAGGCGGCGCACGCACGTAAGGCCATCTGGTCGGCCATCAATCCGCACACGGGCATGCGCCGGATCGACGAAGCATTTCCACTGGCCCTGCGCCGCACGACGCGCGAGCAGGAAATGTTCATCGAATTCCTGAACGGTTCGACATGGCAGGTGGGCGGCAGCGATCGATACAACACGCTGGTGGGCTCATCGCCTGCCGGTGTCATCTTCTCCGAATGGGCTCTGGCGAACCCGGCTGCGTGGGCATACGTGCGGCCGATCCTGCTGGAAAACGGCGGATGGGCTTCATTCATCACGACGCCGCGCGGACACAACCATGCCGAACGGATGCTGAAGGCTGCCAAGAGCATGCCAGACGCATTCGCCGACGTCTCGACAGTCAACGAAACCGGTATCTTCTCGCCGAAAGCGCTTGAGCAAGAGCGGCTCTCGCTGATCGCGGAGTACGGCGCCGAGTTCGGCCAGTCGATCTTCGATCAGGAATATCTGTGCTCGTTCGAAGCGGCGATTCTGGGCGCGTTCTACACCGCCTGGATGGTGCAGGTCCGCGCGGAGAAGCGTGTCACGTCCGTACTGGTGGATTCGACTCTTCCGGTGCACTTTGCATTCGACCTTGGGCGCTCTGACGATACGAGCATCTGGGCATTCCAGGTGCCATGGAAGGCTGTGCACATCAATGGCTTCCATACGAGCAACGGGCACGACGTGGCGTTTTACCTGAAGTGGCTGCGCAAGTGGCTGCAGGACCACGGCAATCCGAAGCTGGGCAAGCTCTATTTGCCGCACGATGCGAAGGCCAAGACGCTCGCGAGCAATCGCAGCGTGCAGGAACAAATCATCGACGGCACGGAAGACAGCGAAGGCAACAAGGTGCCGGGCGTGGGCTGGGATCACGTCGAGATCGTGCCGGACATTGGCGTGCAGGACGGCATTCAGGCGGTGCGCAAGGTGCTCCCGCGCTGCTGGTTCGATACCTCCTGCGACGACGATTCGAAGGGCATCAGCGGGCTTGATGCGCTGGGCCAATACCGCCGCGAGTACGACGAAAAGAATAAGGTTTTCCGCGAAACGCCGCTACATAACTGGTGTTCGAACCCGGCTGACGCGTTCCGCATGCTGGCTGTTGCATATCAGGCCGAGAAAGTGACCGCGCCGAAGCCTCCGTCCCCGAAATTCCCGACTGACCTTTCTATCGACGCGCTGATCGCACGCCATCGCGCGAAACGCGTTTCCGAAGAGGCATAGCCATGCAGACAGGCCCGTTTTCCACCTATCAGACCGCCGCAGCGATCACGCCAAGCGACACAGCCGCGCAGAGCTATCGCGCGATCTATGTCGGTGGCGCGGGCAACGTGGCCGTCAAGACTACCGGCGGCAACACGGTGACATTCACCGCGCCCCCGGTCGGCTCGATTATCCCGGTCGAAGTGCAGCAGGTGCTCGCCACCGGCACGACCGCAACCCTTCTCGTGGGGCTCGCATGACAACTATGGATCCGTCAGTCTTCACCGGCATGGGCGTCTCCGGCCTCACCGCCATCGAGATTGCAGCACAGGTTACGGCGGGCGTCGGGAATGCTGATCGCCTGCGCGGAACCGGCATGAGTGCGCAGGCAGCGGCACTCGTAGCGGCGCAGATCAACGCCAGCATCACCGACCCGCTTGTCCTCTCCGGGTTTGATTGAGCATGGACGACCTGAACAGCGTCACCATCTCGACGGTCGACAGCCCCAAGGACTTCGGTCGCGGGCCGACTGCCGAGGTCAAGCGCTGGCTGGTTGAGCTTTCGCTTGCGAAGAAGCGCATGAAGCCATGGCGCGACAAGTCGAAAAAGCTGTGGGACCTGTATCACGGCACGAGCACAGGCCGGAAGAAGAACAGCTATAACGCGCTGTATGCGAACACGGAGATCCTTGCACCCTCCGTCTACAACTCGATGCCACAGCCGGACACGCGCCGTCGATTCGCCCAGAACGATCCTTTAGGCAAGGCTGTGTCCGAGGTCATCAACCGTTCGCTGGCGTTCAATGCGGAGACGACCGGCTTTGAGGAAGATATCGAGGCGGCGATTCTCGACATGCTGATCATCGGACGCGGCATTGCGCGCGTGCGCTATATACCGGATCTGGTGCAGGTCGGCGATACGCAGCAGACCGGCATCGAGGATGCAGAGACCGACCTCGATCACGAGGCGCAGGAAGGCGAGGAAAACGAGGAGCTCGCCTGGGAGACCGTACCGATCGAGCACGTGAAGTGGGACAAGTACCTGTGCGGACCGGGCCGGTCGTACAAGGAAATCCCGTGGTGGGGTTTCGAGCACAACCTCACGCGCGAGGAGCTTTGCAAGCGGTTCGGCGATGAAATCGGCAATGCCATTCCGCTGAATGGCGGGCCGGCCGACAATGAATTACAGCGCGACGACACCGACGGCACCTATGACCTGTTCAAGACCGCAGAAGTCTGGGAGATCTGGGACAAGGACACGCGTGAAGTCCTGTGGATCTCCGAGGCTTATCTGAAAGCCCCGCTCAAGCGTGAGTCTGACCCGCTGGGCGTCGACACCTTCATTCCCACGCCCAATCCGCTGCGCGCCATCCGCGACTCCGACACGTTCGAGCCGACATCGCTCTACGACCAATACCGCGAGCAGGCCGAAGAACTGGACCGCGTCTCGACGCGCATCAACAAGCTGATGACCGCGTTGAAAGCCCGCGCGATCTACGATCCGTCGCTGGGCAGCCAGGTCGCCGAACTGTTTCGCGGCGACGATAACGACATGATCCCGGCCGACAGCGCGATCAGGCAGCTATACGAAGCTGGCGGCATCGATAAGGCGATCTGGTTCGCGCCGATCGACAAGATCATTCAGGTGCTCGACTCGCTCTACAAGCAGCGCGAGGAGTGCAAACAGGTCATCTATGAACTGACTGGCATTGCGGACATCATGCGCGGCTCGACGGATGCGCAGGAAACGAAGGGTGCACAGGATCTGAAGGTGGCGTTCGGCATGACGCGCCTGTCACGCATGCAGCGCGATGTGCAGAAGTACATCCGCAACCTGCTCGCCATGCAGGCGCAGGTGATCTGCGAGCGCTTCTCGATTGGCACGCTCAAGCAGATGACGCAACTCGAACTGCCGACCGACGCGCAGATCATGCCGCAGCGGTATCAGATGATGCAGCAGGCGATTACGGCCAAGATGCAGGGCCAGCAGGTGCCACCATTGCCGCCGAAGCCCACCACATGGGAAGACGTCCAGAAGGCCATGCAGGACGACGCGCAGCGCACGTTCCGCGTGGATATCGAGACGGATTCGACGATTGCTGCTGCCCAGCAGGAAGACGCGCAGGATCTGGCGACCGTCATGACCGCCGTCGTCACGCTCGTCAAGGAAGTTGGCCCGATGGTTCAGATGGGCGTGATGCCGTTCCCGGCGTTCAAGGAACTGCTGCTGATGACGGCACGCAAATTCCGCATGGGATCGGCGGTGGAAGACGCTATTGATCAGATGCAGCCGCCGCAGCAGGGCCATCCGCCCGTGCAGCTTCAGGTCGAGCAGATGCGCCAGACCGGCAAACAGCAGGAAATCGCTGCCCAAGTGCAGGCTGATCGAGAACGCGCATCACTCGATCAGCAGACTGCGCTCGCCGAGCAGCACGCTCAAGGGTTGCAGGCGCAGCAGGAGAACGCGCTCGAAGCACAGCGCAACCAGTTGCAGGCTGAGAATGAAGCCGCTCTGGAGCGTATGCGCATGGCCAATGACGCAATGCTAGAGAAGATGAAGGCTGAAATGCAGGGGCAAGTTCAGATGCTCATCGCTGCAATGAACAACCGCCGGGCGGTCGAGGTCGCCGAAATTGCGGCTGGCGCGCAACTCGACGCTGCGCAGATCGGTGCCGCGCGCGCGGGCTCGGAGGCTAAGTAATGCCGCTCTATACGACGATTTGCACTCACTGCGGGCGTAAGGATTCTATCTACCGCCTGATAGTCGAACGCGACGTGAACATTCCCGACTGCCTGTATGACGGTCAGCCAATGCGCCGGGCGGTCGAAGCCCCCGCCGTGCATGCCGATCTTCCCGGCTATCAGTCACCGGTCGACGGTCGCTGGATCGAAGGCAAGCGCGCGCGCATCGAAGACCTGAAGCGCAACAACTGCCGTCCGTGGGAAGGCATGGAATCGGAGCGTAAGGAAGCCGTGAAGCGCGCCGAGGAAGCCGACCGCGTGCTCGATCAGAAATCCGAAGCCGCGGTGCACGAGACGTTCAACAACATGAGCGCCGAGAAGCAGCGTGTTCTCGCGACCGCGTTCGACTGAGCAAGCCCTAACCGATAACGAGCCCGCCAATGAGCGGGCTTTTTTTATGCCCTGGAGAAACTGAAATGGCCCAAGAAATGCCGGACATCGACGAAACCCTGAAGGCGACGTACGCGAATCTGCGCGGTGCATTCGAGGGTGGCGACTTCGCGAGCGAGACGCCAGTCGCTGAAGTCGAAGAGGAAGAAATTCCCGCCGAAGCTTCGGAAACGCCTCAGGAAGGCGTCGAAGAACCGGAATCAGCCGAAGGTCAGGGCGAAGAGCCGCAGGCCGCTGGCGAGGCTGAGGGCGAACAGGAAACGCCGCAGAACTTCCAGCCGAAGTGGAAGAAGGCAGCGCTGGCCGAGTGGGAGAAATTGCCGCCGGCCGTGCGCGCCGAGGTCGAGCGCCGTGAGAACGACTTCCACAAGGGCATCGAGCAATACAAGGATCGTGCGACGGTCGCGCAGGAGTGGGAACGCACCTGCCAGCCGTTCATGGCGACTATCAGTAGCTTCGGCGTGACGCCGCAGGTTGCCGCACAGGAACTCTTCAAGGCCGATCACCTGCTTCGCTACAGCCCGACGCCGCAGAAGGTGCAGATGCTGATGAAGATCGCGGGCGATTACGGCGTCGATCTCCAGACGCTCGCCAACGGCATCCAGCAGATCGCCGGCGAGCAGGTATGGCAGCAACAGAATCCGATGGACCCGCGTACGCAACAACTGCAGACGCGGGTGAATCAGTTGGAACAGCAATTGAACACCACGCAGCAGCAACGCGTCGCTCAGGAAACCTCCTCGATCGATGGCGAGATTGCCGCGTTCGCCGCAGACCCGGACCACGAGCATTTCGGGATTCTTCAGAAGGACATGGCCGTGCTGTTGCAGAACGGCATGGCGAAGGATCTCGACGGTGCTTATGAGATGGCGATGCGGCAAAACCCGCAGACGTACCAGATTTGGCTCGCTCAACAGCAGCAAGAGTGGGACGCGCAGCGGAAAGCGAAGGTCGCAAAGGCGAAGCAGGCAGGCGCGAATAACGTACGGCCCAACGGTCGCACGAGTCAGCCGGCGGCAGCGCCCAAGCGAACGATGGAAGAGGACATCGAGGCCACGGCACGCGAGCTGGGCCTCCTCAACTGAAATAGGAGCCAATCATGGCATCTCCGGGTCAGTCGAGCCTGTTCAGCGCTTTCTCCGAACTGGTATCGACAACGTATCGCAATCACCGCAAGGACGTCGCGGACAACGTCTCGAAGCACAATGCGCTGTTCCGCAAACTCGTATCGAAAGGCCGTATCCGCATTGAAGATGGCGGCCTGTCGATCGTCACCCCGCTCGACTATCAGGCGAACTCGACCTACCAGCGCTATAGCGGCTACGATGTGCTGAACATCAACGCCGTCGACGTGCTGACCGCTGCGGAATACCCGTGGCGCCAGGTTGCCGTCAACGTTGCCGCATCCGGCCTCGAACTCCGTACGAACTCGGGCGCCCAGCGGATCATCAACTTCACGAAGGCCAAGATCAAGAACGCCCAGCGTTCGCTGGCTAACGGTCTGTCAGTCGATGTGTATTCGGACGGCACGGCTGCGAACCAGATCAACGGCACGCAAGCCATCGTGGCGGACGCCGGGACCGGCACTGTCGGCGGCATCAATGCGTCGACATGGGCCTTCTGGCAGAACCTTGTGCAGTCTGCAGCAGCCCCGATTCAGGGCGGCGGTGCGATTACTCCGTCAGCAACGACGATCGAATCGTTGATGCTTCCGACGTGGATCAAGCTGACTCGCGGCACCGATATGCCCGACATGATCGTCATGTCCGATGACTACTTCAGCTTCTACGAGCAATCGCAGACCAGCCTGAAGCGGTATGCACCGGATGACAACGGCCAGGGCGGCATGGTGTCGATGAAGTACAAGACCGCCGATGTGTTCTTCGATTCGTCGGGCGGCATCCCGACTTCGCACGCGTATTTCCTGAACACCGATTACTTGGAATTGGTGGTTCACCGCGACGCGAACATGACCATGATGGACGAACTGCGCAGCGTGAATCAGGACGCTGTCGTAATTCCGATCCTCTTTCAGGGGAACCTAGTTTGTAGCGCTCGATTCCTTCAAGGCGTTATGAAATCGTGATGTGAGCGTTTTCTAGTCAAGACATGGTACTATTTCGGCACTACCTTGTAAATCGGAGTGTCGAATGAAAACTATCGATATGATCGGGCAACGGTTTGAAAAGGCATTAGTCGTGGAACGGGCACCGAACAAAAGCGAGAAGGACACCAATGCTCGATGGCACTGCGTATGTGACTGCGGGACCAAATTCATTTCATATGGACAGGATCTGCGGCGCGGCAAGGTCAAGAGTTGCGGATGTTTGACACGCGGAACGATCGGTGCTCGCTCCCGGAATTTCAACCAGACGCATGGGATGACGGAATCGCGCATTTATCGGATTTGGACGGGGATGCTGAATCGCTGCCGCAATCCGAACAATGGCAATTTCCACCGTTACGGCGGTCGTGGCATCAAGGTTTGCGATGAATGGCTTCTGTTCGAGGGCTTCGTCAATGACATGGGTGTTCCGGCCGATGACATGTCCCTCGATCGTATCGATGGCGACGGCGATTACTGCAAAGCCAATTGCCGCTGGTCTACACGTCACGAGCAGGCTTCTAATCGGCGCTCTTCCGTGAAACTTACACATAACGGGATAACGCTGACTGCGACAGAGTGGGCCCGAGTGCTGGGGATTTCTCCGACGACCATGTTTGGCAGGATCAACGCAGGATATCCGCCTGAAAAACTCTTTTCTCGAAATCTCAAGCGAATTGGAGGTCTACCGTGACCACAGCAGCAACGCAGTATCCGCTGATCGGCTCGCAACCGGTCGGCAATTTCTTCACGCCGGACACGACGCAGCGTCATGTGCTGGGTGCACCGCTCGAATTCTCCGACCCGTACTGGGGCGGCGGCACGGCGGTCTATCTGGCGATTCCGACGTCGATCGCGTTCAAGGTCGGCGAAGTCGTGTACTGGGATAGCGGCAACAACGCAATCGATATCCCGAATACGGCCAACCTCGGCTTTCCGGTTGCGCTCGCGATGAACGCCAACGTGGCGAACGCTTCGCAGGTTCAATACGGCTGGTTCCTGACCTCGGGTCAATTCCCGGCCTTGTCCGGTGCGAGCGTCGCCGCTGCAGCTGCGATCGGCATCACTGCCGCTGGCTCGCTGGGCGCGAACTCGGCGGGCAAGGAAATCCTGAACGCGCGCGTGTCCCTCGCTGCAACCACGACCGTCGTCAAGACGAACGTGCAGACGCAGAATGGCTCGCCGAATCTTCGCGTCAACAACTCCGATGGCTGGTTTGTCGGTATGGCTCTCAGTGGAACGGGCATCCCTGCCTCGACCACGGTCGGCGCCATCTCGGCAGACGGTCGCACGGTAAGCATGGTGCAGACAGGTACGACCACGGCGCAGAACGCAACCGCAACCGGTTCGATCAGCGCGACAGGCACGTACAACGATGGCACGCGTTTCTGGAACGTACTGGCAGTCAACTCGCCGTTCGCTCAGGGCGCAATCACGTAAGCAACAGCTTTCCCCGTCGTCTCCTCGGGGCCTTGGCCGCGTGGCTTCATTGCTGCGCGGCCTTTTTTGTGTGAGGTGAGAAATGTCCGACGTTCAAGTCCCAAACGAATCTGCCGGCGCTGTGCCGGCGAACTCGGTTCCGGAACC